CGGAGAAGGCCGAGCGCTATCTACCGTTTACACCGTTCCTAAAGATAAGATAGCCTATTTTTATTACTTCGCTGTTAGTTGCTCATCGGGCAAGTCGGCGGAGTCGTCCTTTATTATTAGGGAGCCCGGCAGCCCGCCGCATGTGCACGGGCATATCGAAGTATATCAAACTACGGCTACGCGGGTGGCAGATGTACCGGTAGCAGTGCCCGAGGGCTCGGACGTAGAGATGCGAGCTATATCTAGTGCAGCAGGTACGCACGTAGAGGCCACTATAGGATTATTTTTAGTTGATCGGTAAAGAGGATAATACCATGAATAAGAAACTAATTACTCTAGCAGTGGCGGCAAGCCATATGCAGAACAGCGTACGCCCGGTGGAGGGCACCGTAATAAAAGCAGGCGGCAAGCCATGGTTTAGCATTAAGGCCGCGGCCGACAACAAAAGCGCCGAGGTATTTATATTCGATACAGTAGGCGAGGATATGTGGGGCGGCGTTAGCGCTAAGAGCTTCGCAGCCGAGCTTAACGCACTGGAAGGGGTAACAGACCTTAACGTGCATATTAACTCGCCCGGCGGCTCTGTATTCGACGGCGTGGCTATCTACAACCTGCTAGCGAAGCACCCGGCCGCCGTCCATGTGCATATCGAGGGTATGGCCCTCTCCATCGCTTCTATTATCGCCATGGCTGGCGACATAGTTACGATCGCAGAAAACGCCATGTTTATGATACACAACCCTTGGAATATCGTAGTAGGCGACGCTGCCGAGCTGCGTAAGACCGCGGACATGATGGATACCGTAAAGGGCCAGATGGTTACAACCTACCAGCATAAGACCGGCCTAGAGGCCGAGCTGCTTAGCGATATGATGGACGCGGAGACATGGCTAACAGGAGACGAGGCCGTGGCGCAGGGATTCGCAGACGAGGTTAGTGCACCTATGGCTCTGGCCGCTTGTGCAGCCTTCGATTATAAGCAGTACAAACACGCACCCGCGGAGCTGGTAGCCAAGGGCCGAGAGATGCACGCCAAGCTTGCAGAGCCGGGAGAGGTAGAGATACAGGCAGAGGGCGAGCACCGCCGCCGCCATCTTGACCTCCTACAAGTCGAGCTCTAGCGTACGAGATTCGATAACTAGCTGGCCTACGATCAGCCGGGGACGATGGACGAGAATAAAAAAAACTAACAGGAGAGTAAGATGTTTAAGAAATTTAATCTAAACATTGTAGCGGTATCGCTGTTCGCCTTGTGTCTGGGTCTCGGCTTCGTGCCGGATGCAGAGGCAGCGCTGGCAGGATTGGCCGTAATGGGTAATACCTCGCTGCTTGCAGAAATGCGGCAGGATCGAGGCACCGCGATTAAGGCCGCCCGCGACCTTAACGATAAAGTGCTGGCAGAAAAGCGCAGCATGACCGCAGAAGAGACCGCGCAGTACGACGGCCTTATCGACAAACAGGCCGAACTACAGGCCTCAATCGAGCGTACAGAAAACCAGCTTAAACTCGACCGTGAAATGGCAGCTTTCGCCATGGCGGACGAAGGCGCAGCCGGTGCAGTACGTAAGGCAACAGGCGCAGAGGCAGCTATGGAAGTCCATATGCAGGCTTTTGTTATGGCTCTTAAGTCTGGCTATCAGGCCCTTAACCCAACGCTTAAGGCAGCGCTGGATACAACCACCGTAGAGGGTGGCGGCGCTCTCGTAGCTCCGCAGGAGTTCGTAGCCGACCTTATTAAGGCCGTAGACGATGTTACCTTTATCCGTGGTCTCGCTAATGTTATGACGATTACAGGCACCGACTCACTCGGCCAGCCTTCACTCGATAACGACCCGGCCGACGCCGACTGGACTAGCGAGCTAGCTACAGGTTCCGAAGATTCTACAATGAGCTTCGGCGGCCGCGAGCTTACACCGCAGCCTCTCGCCAAGCGTATTAAGGTGTCTAACACTTTGCTACGTCGTTCCGCTATCCCTGTAGAGCAGATTGTACGGGATCGCCTCGCCTATAAATTCGGTATTACCGAAGAGAAAGCATTTTTAACCGGCTCCGGCTCTAACCAGCCTCTAGGTGTATTCACCGCGTCGGCTAAGGGTATCTCTACCGGGCGAGATGTTGCCGCAGCAAGTGCTACGGTGCTCGTGGGCGACGACTTGATTAACGTCAAGTATTCGCTAAAGGGCCAGTACTGGCCTCGCGCACAGTGGATTTTTGGCCGCGATGTAATGAAGGCGCTGGTTAAGCTTAAAGATACTACTAATCAGTATATCTTCCGCACTGGCCTTGTGCAGGGCGAGCCAGACCGCTTGCTGGATATGCCGGTAAATGTTTCCGAGTATGCACCCGTAACCATGACCTCCGGCCTATATGTCGGTGTGCTGGGCGACTTCTCACAGTATTATATTGTCGAGGAGGCGGGCTATAGCTTGCAGCGTCTATCCGAGCTGTACGCGGAAGCGAATCAGACCGGCTATATTGCACGTACGCATATCGACGGTATGCCGGTGCAAGAAGAGGCTTTTGCACGCCTCAAAATGGGTTAAGGAGTAAGCCATGAAATCACTTAAATCTACCTTATCCACCGTACGCGGCATTATCTCCGCGCTTTACGCCACCACCGTAACGGGTCCGGCGGTTGATTTGACGGGGTTCGCCTCTAATCAGATCAACTTCGCACCCGGCACTATTACCGACGGCACGCACACGCCAAAGGTTACAGAGTGCGACACGGTGGGCGGCACCTACACAGATGTAGCAGCAGCAGACCTAGACGGCACCCTAGCCGCCTTGGCCTCTGATACTCTACAGACCGTAGGGTATATCGGTACTAAGCGCTTTATTAAGCTCGTATCAACCGTAACCGGCTCGCCGGGTACAGGCGGCCAGTACAGCGCTACCGTTACACTCGGCAACAGCCGTAAGACGCCGGTATAATAACCGGTAAGTAAATCAGGGCGGGAGCCTTCGGGCTCCCACTCTTTACCCTAGGAGTAAGTATCGTATGAAAGTTGAACTAACGAAACCATTATGCAGCCCAGAGCACAGTTATAACGCCGGCGCGGTTGCAGACCTTCCAAAAAAGCTCGCCGAGGACCTTATAGGAGCTGGCGCAGCTAAGAAGCACGTAGACCCTAAGACGGCAAAGGCCGCACAGGCTGCGGCTAAAAGCGTGGCCCTAGAGGCTATCGACTCTACGCTTAAGGCCGATATTAAGGCCGTAGAGGATCAGCTTAAAAAGGATAAGGTAAAACCGGGCGCAGTAGTGGCCGACCTTACCGAAGCCGCCGAGGCTGTTATTGCAGAGTTGAAAGAGAAGGCCGCCGAGGCTAAAGAGGCTCTATAATGAATTACGTCGTTACCACAGCACCGGCCGCGGAGCCTATCACGCTAGCAGAAGCTAAAGCGCACCTCCGCGTCGATGATGTGGCTAGCGACGCCCTTATTACCTCCCTTATAGTGGCAGCTAGAAACCATGCAGAAAAGTATCTACGCCGGGCGCTAGTAACCCAGACGATAGACGTACGCTACGATTATTTTAAGAAGGCTATGTATATTCCAAGACCTAACCTACAGAGCGTAACCTACTTAAAGTATATCGACACCGACGGAGCCGAGCAGACGCTAGACGCCTCCTTATATACAGTTGATATCTACAGCGTGCCGGCACGGGTAGTACCTATCTACGGCGAGGTGTGGCCTAATGCACGCTATCAGATCAACGCTATTACTATGCGGATAATATGCGGCTATGGAGCTGCGGCCGCCGTACCGGACGCTATTAAGCAGGCAATGTATTTACATATCGGGCATATGTTCGAGAATCGAGAGGCAAGCATGGTAGGGGCCACTATCGCGGAGGTCCCCATGGGCTACGACTCGCTTATGGCTACCTATAGAATACCGGTTTTTAAATGAGAGCCGGCAGCCTTCGTAAGCGGGTAGAGCTGCAATCACAAGCAACAACTAAAGACGCTATAGGCGGCAGTGTAGGCGCATGGTCTACAGTTTCTACAGTATGGGCGGGTATAAGGCCTCTGCGTGGACAGGAGCGCTTTAGCAACAATAAAGAAAGCGCCGAGGTATCGCACGAGATTAAGATACGCTACTACGCCGGGCTTACTACAGCGCACCGCATTAAGTACGGGGCCCGCCTCTTTGATATACAGGCCATACTTAACATACAGGAGAGGGATGCCGACATGCTTATTATGGCTGTAGAGCAGGTCCAGTAATGGAGCTGGCCGGAGACCTCCACGGCTTCGACGACCTAGAGAAGTCCCTAGGTAAATTCTCGGAGCGCCTAGAGAGGCAGCTAGCCCTAGGGGCACTACGAGCCGGTGGCCGCGTTATTATTAAATTCGCCAAGCAGAATGTACCAATAGACGACGGTGTGCTTAAAAAATCATTTATGACTAAGGCGGGTAGATTTAGTCCCGGCCGAGAGATTCTGCTACAGGTTGGCACCAAGGGCGGTAAGAAGTTCGCATGGTACGCGCATATGGTAGAGTTCGGGACCGCCACCACTAAAGCGCAGCCTTTTTTTAGGCCTGCTTTTGATGAACACCCGCACGAGATCGTAGAGGCAATCGGCATGAAGCTCGCGGCCGACATTCCTAAAGCAATACTAGCCGGTAAAAAATGATAGTAGAAAAAGGCGTATATGCCCGCATGATCGCAGTAGCCGGCCTTACTAACCTAGTGCCGGTGGCTCGCATATTTCACGAGGTTATAGATCAGGCGGCAGCATACCCACAGATAGCATATAGCCGGGTAAGCACTATGCGGCATCCAGCTATGGGGGCTAACGCCGGGGTGGCTACGGCCCGCATACAGATTAACAGCTACGCAGATACAGCCCTAGGGGCGCTAGAAGTGTCCGAGCAGGTCCGGGCAGCGCTATCTAGGTGGAATGGCACGGCCGGCGGAGTGGTTATACAAGCCATCTTTGACGAGTCCGAGCATTCCGATTATGATGCGGACATAGGTAAACACCGAGTTATAACGGAGTTTATAGTATGGTACGAGGAGTAGAGCATGAGCGCTAACGTAATTAAAGACGCAAAGCTGTACCTAGGCTCCCGTAACCTTACGGCCGACATTATGGCCGTGGCCGTAAACTATTCCTCCGAGATACTGGATAAAACCACGCTAGGCGACGAGACCCGCAACAAGGTAGGCGGCCTTAAGGGCGTTACCTGTAATGCGGAGATGCTATTTAACTCGGCAACGTCCGAGGGTTATATGTTCGACCGCATAAACGCGGCCGGAGAGCCTGTAACTATCGGAGCAAACAGCGGCGTAGCAGGAGCCGTGGCGTACCTATTTAAGGCCGCGGTGGCCTCATACGGGCCCGGTGCCTCTGTAGGCGAGCTGTTAAAGCTTAGCTTTGATGCCGAGGCCAGCGACTCCGACCTAGTGCGCGGCAATATCCTGCATGTAGCGGCAGGAGCCGTGGCCTCCGGGTCCAGCACTCCGCAGAACCTCGGGGCCATCTCTTCCGTACAGCAGCTATACGCTACGCTCCACGCTATCGCAGCGAGCGCAGGCGACACGCTGGATATCATTATAGAGTCGGACACTCTGGTAGGATTTACCTCGCCAGTAACGCGGGCTACGTTTACCCAGATCGCCGGCGGAGTTACTGCCGGAGAGTGGTTAACGCCAGTGGCAGGACCCATAACCGACACGTGGTGGAGGATTAGCTGGACAATCGCCGGCGCGTCTCCATCATTCGACTTTATAGTAACAATGGGAATACAGGAATAAGCAGGAGTATATTATGAGCGAGATTGTACTAAAAAACGCGCACGTAACTTTAGACGGTAACGATATTAGCGCCTACGTTAAAGGCGTTACGATCAACTACAACGCCGAGATGCTGGACCGCACGGCTATGGGCGACGATACCCGTAACAAGATCGGTGGCCTTAAGGACTTCTCGGCTACTGTAGAGTGCCACGCAGACTATGCGGCGGCAGCACTCGACTCTATTATGTTCCCTTTAGTCGGTACTACTATCGCTATGGTTATTCGACCGGATGCCGGCGCGGTATCGACCTCTAACCCGCAGTACACTAAGAATATGGTAGTAGAGTCCTACCCTCCTCTCGGTGGCAGTGTGGGCGAGCTGGCGAGCGTAAGTATTGGCCTACAGAGCGGCGACGGTCTACTGCCAGCACGAGCAACAGCGTAAAATAAAAAAACCTAGGAGCAGGGCATGAGTACAAAAGTAAGGGGTAGCAATACCCAAAAAAGAAAGATTTTAAGCGCCGCGGAGATTCTAGCCGCAGACGACTTAATTACCGAGACGGTACAGTGCGACGAGTGGGGCGGCGACGTTCTTATCAAGTCAATGACCGGAACCGAGCGCGACGCCTTCGAGGTTGCTATGACCAAAAAGGACGAGAAAGGTAACATAGTTGCCGGCACTCTCGATAACGTCCGGGCCGGCCTAGTGGCGGCTACAGCGGTGGACGCAGAAGGTGTGCAGCTATTTACCATAGATCAGGTAGAAGCTCTGGGTAAAAAGAGCGCTCTA